TGAGGTCGGCAAGGAAGCCGTAAAGAGACTGAGAGAGAAATCACCTGTTAACGAAAAAGGCAAGCACTCAGGGAGATACAGAAAAGGATGGGTTTACGAAAGCGGAAAGACCACATACAACAATCAGAAGAAGATTAAAGGAGTGGTCAGGAATAAAACAGATCCCCAGCTCACTCACATTCTCGAATATGGACATCCTCTCATCAGAAATGGGAAGAAGGTCGGAGAAGTATATCCCAAAGAGCATATTGGTCCCGTAGCTATATGGTGTGCTGACCAAATTGATAAAAGATTAGAAAAAAAATTAGGAGGAAACTGATATGAGTGCAAACAAGGTAAAGTTTGGATTGAAGAATGTTCACTATGCACTCGTCACAGAGACAGTCGCAACAGACGGCTCTGGAGCAATCACATCTACTTATGGTTCGCTCAAGGCTCTTGCCGGAGCGGTATCACTCAGCCTGAGTTCGAGTGCTTCCAAGAGCGTATTCAGAGCAGATAACTCTGACTACTATGTCTCTTATGGTGAGGGCGGTTACGAAGGTGACCTCGAAGTAGCGAGAGTCAATGAGGACTTCTTGAAGGATGTTCTCGGTTATCAGGAAGATGATGACAAGATTCTCGTTGAAGCTGGTTCTGCTTTCAAGACCGTGAACTACTTTGCTCTCGTCTTTGAGTTCGATGGTGACCAGCAGGCAACAAAGCACTGCCTCTACAAGTGCAGTGCATCTCGCCCTGACATCGCTTCACAGACCACAGGCGAGAACGGTTCAACAGATCCGCAGACTGAGACTCTCACGATCACTGCCATTCCGAGAGCTGACAATGACAAGTACATCCACTTGCAGACTCAGGACTCGACCACAACGGCAGTCATCGAGGCTTGGTACAGTGCGGTACCTGTTCCTACATTCACACCTTAATCAGAAGGGTATATACAGGCACTTGGGGAGGCTCTACGGAGTCTCCCCTTTTTACTAATAAAGGGAGAAAAGCAAATGGAAAAGACTATCGTTTTGGACAACAAGAACATAAGACTCAGGAGTTCTGCGGTCACGAATATATGGTACAAGAGAGCCTTCGGTGAGGACTTGCTCGTACAGTTGACGGCTTATGCCAAGAACTACAAAGAACTTCAGTCTTTACAGAAGAAGATCACCGAACTGAAAGAGGATAGCACCAAGAGCAAGGAAGAGATTCTCCAAGAGATGAACAATCTCATGGCGAGCGAAGCCTTCATAACCTCGAACAAGTTCAAGGACACGACTCTGCCTCAGATGGCATACATCATGTACTTGGAAGCCAACGAGCCGAAGGAGACAGTGTTCCACAAGCTGAACAGAGACGAGTTCGAACTGTGGCTCTGCTCTATGGATCAGGATGAACTCTTCGCCCTGAGCGGTGAGGTCATGGACTTGTGGCAGAGCGGTGCTAAGACTCATTCCAAGATAAAAAACTGAAGAAGCCGACTGACCGAGAGTACAACACGGCAGTGTACTTTCTCCGATGCAAGCAGATGGGACTGACGGAGTCAGAACTTGTTTACATGGAATACGGAGAAGTCACTGACCTGATGGTCGAGTCGGCAAATGACCACGAAAAATATGACTATTTGGCTACGCAAGCCGACATGGATAATGCGTTCCATTAGTCACGGAAAATAGGAGGCAGATATGGCTAACAAGGTCTTGGGTATTACCGTTGACATTGAAGGTAAGACAAGCGGACTGACTAAATCACTCCAAGAGGCGAACAGTTCCATCAACAAGACTACTTCTGCTCTCAAGGATGTTGACAAGGCTCTTCAGCTCGATCCGACTAATGTCGAACTGCTCGCACAGAAGGAACAGTTGCTCGCAAAGCAGATTGAGCAGACCAGCGAGAAGCTGGAGATAATGAAACAGGTAGCCGAAGATGCCAACGATGCACTCGCAAGAGGTGACATCTCTCAGGAGCAGTATGCTTCATTACAGGCAGAAATAGTAAAGACCGAGTCTGCTCTGAGCGGTCTTGAGTCTGAGGCAGAAGGAAGTTCCGATGCTCTCGAAGAGACAGGCGATGAGGCAGAAGAAGCCGGATTTGATATGGAGGCTTTCGGTGAAGCAGCCGAGGCAGCCGGAGAGGTGGCGGTAGCTGCCTTCGAAGCGGTTGTAGTCGCTGCTGCTGCCGTAGGTGCTGCCGTAATCGGAGCGATGGCAGAAGCTGGCTCTGCTCTCGTCAATGCCACGATGAACACATCCCAGCTCGCAGATGAACTCCTGACTCTTGAAAAGACCACAGGACTGTCAACGGACACCTTGCAAGAGCTGAACTATGCCTCCGAACTATTGGATGTCTCCACATCAACAGTCACAGGCTCCATAACGAAACTTGAGAAGCAGATGGGAAGTGCAGCCGATGGCTCATCTTCCGCAGCCGAGAAGTTCGAGGAGTTAGGCATCGCATATCTCGATTCTGAAGGCTATATGAGAGATGCAGAGGATGTCTTTTGGGATGCCATAGATGCTCTCGGTCAGATGGATAACGAGACTGAGCGAGATGCGGCTGCTATGGAACTCTTCGGCAAGTCTGCCAAAGAACTCAATCCGCTCATCGAAGCTGGTTCTGATGCCTTCGCAAGTCTCGCAGAAGAGGCTCACGAGGTCGGCTATGTCATGGATGGTGAGACCTTAGATGCTTTCGGTGCATTGGATGACAATATGCAGAGGCTCGACAGTATCACTGATGCGGTCTCCAATTCGATGGGACAGGTATTGCTTCCCATCCTCACAGACCTGAGCGGTGATGCCGTTGACTTGCTTGGTGACTTCTCAGGAGCCTTAGCCGGAGCCGGAGGAGACATAGATCAGATAGCTGGCATAATCGAGCAGTTCGCTCCTCGTGCGGTTGCTCTGATTGAAGCTAATCTCCCGAAGATCATCTCGGTAGTGGAACAGGTATTCAATTCTCTGCTTCCTGTAGTGTCTGCCATCGCACCTCAGCTCCTCATTTTGGCTGGTCAGATAATCGAGCAGTTGGCAATCTCAATCTCCGAGAACGCAGACTCATTCATATCTGCTTTTAGTTCGCTCTTTGAGTCTTTGGTCAATTCAGCGATAACTCTATTGCCTGTCCTGATTCCGCTCGCCATCGACCTCATAAGCACTTTGGTCAGTGCCTTGATTGAGAACGCTCCTATGCTCCTTGAGGCTGCTTTGGGACTCATCATGACTCTGTGTGACCAATTCCTCACACCTGAGAATATCGTAGCCTTGACCAATGCCACTATACAGATAATCACCACATTACTGAGCGGTCTCACAACGGCTCTCCCGATTCTCATTCCGGCTGCTCTCAATGCCATCATGGCTCTTGTAGAGACACTCCTGAGCGGAGACTCGCTGAGTCAGATTATAGGTGCTGCTTTGACTCTCATCACGACTTTGGCAAGTTCGCTCATCACATATCTTCCTGAGCTGATAGGTCGTTTGCCTGAGATCATCTTGGGCATCGTGGAATATCTCTGCGGTGACGGACTGAGTCAGATTATCGAGGCTGGTTTCACGCTCATCACGGCTCTCATCACGAACCTTCCTGACATCATAGTAGCCATTGTAGGCGGTCTCATAGAGCTGGTCGCTGGCATGGTGGACTATCTCATCAACGGAGGAGCAGAGGACTTGCTCGAAGCCGGACAGACGATGTTTGACGGCATCATCAATGCAGCTAAGGAATGGGGAGGTGACATGATACAGAAGTTCATTGACGGTATCATGGCGATGTGGGAATCGCTCAAATCTACTCTCAATTCCGTAGGGGAGCTGGTCAAGTCTATCTTAGGCTTCTCAGTGCCGGAGGAGGGACCGTTACACGAGTGGGCATACAAGAATCCTGGAGAGGATATGCTGAAGCTATACTCGGAGGGTATCGAAAGAGGTATGACCGACTTCGAGAACACTCTCTACTCTACGGCTAATGCCATCAACAAAGACCTGACAGGCTTTGATATGAACGGCAATATCATGGTAAACAGAACGAGTGATATTAGTTCTGCGGTGGAGTCATTCGGGCAGTATTTCAATGCTCAGGCTAATGGCACTATCGTCATCCCTGTCTATCTCGGAAATGAACATATAGACACGCTCGTAGTCGATGCACTCGACAGATATAACTATGTCTCAGGAGGTCATTGATGTTAGGTAATTACTTGAAGTTCAACGGAGTGGAGTTCCCCAATCCCATCACTCCGTCTATGTCATCAAAGACATTGGAAAATGTCTCCACGAGTGAAGCCGGAACTGACCTTGTATGTGTTATCAGACCATCTAAGAAGTCTTGGTCATTCAGTTTCAATCTCAGCTCCTTAAAGCGAGATGCTCTCAAGGAACTGTGCAAGGCAGAATCGACCATCATGAACTATATGGGCGATAACTACACTGTCAGGATCAGAGACTATTCGGAGAAGCTGGTTCAAGGCTCGGAGTGGGTAAGTACCTCCGAAGGCTTGTATCAGGTTTCAGTAAAAGTAACGGAGTTCTAAAATGTATCAGGTATCAGATGCTTACAAACTAAAGATGATGGATCAGGTGCAGACTCACCGATTAAAAGGCACTCTTGATACCACTATCAATTTCACCGACAGTGATGTCATCGGAGTATCGTATAGCAATCAGTGTTCCGAGAAGAAGGTCAATGTAGGCTCTGTCTTTATCGGAACTCTGAAGCTGACCTTCTTGCACGACTATCTCAACAGAGGAAGCTACTTTGGGAAGATAATCACCATCTCAGCCGGTCTCCTCTTGGGGTATGACGAGAACGAAGATCCCATTTGGGAAGATATTCCTATCGGTGTTTTCTACATCGCAGATGCGGTTTATCGAGCTGAGGGTATGGTGGACATCACTGCTTATGATTGCCTGTCTAAGATGGACAAGACATGGCAATCGACACAGGCAACAGGCACAATATACTCATTTTGTAAGTATATCGAGACGATGACTCATACCACCTTTGGAATGACCGAAGAGGAATGTGAGGCACTCCCAAACGGCAATCAGAGTATCATCCCTTATGTCGATAATGAGATTAACACATACAGAGACCTTCTGTGTGCGATTGCTCAGTTTGCCGGAGGCTTTGCAACGGCTGAGAGAGATGGTTCTTGGGTAATCAGGAACTTCAAGACCACTCAGTCGGTCACTGTTCCTAAGAATCGAAGGATGCAGCGAGCATCGTACAGTGATTATAAGACCTTCTTTGACGGCATCGCATACACAGACTGTGCAAGCGGTGAGGAGAGAGTCTTGGGACCGGCTACGGCTTCCATCGTGGAACTCGGTCCCAATCCGTTTATGCAATACGGCACAGTCACGACCAAGACTCAGAGGTGTGCGAACATCCTCAATGCGGTAGCATTGATACGATATACACCATTCAATGTCAGTGTGCTTCCTGCGTTCATCGCTATGGACATGGGCGATGTAGTCAGATTCATTGATGACTACACAGGAGGCTACACTCAGGGAGCGGTGATGAGTCTGACTTGGACTTATAACAAGTCGGTTCAGTTGCAGTGCTTCGGAGAAAATCCGAACCTCGCCACAGTTCAGTCACAGTCGAGGAAGAGTATATCGAGCCTGAGACAGACTACGGCTCAGAACGAGATATCCTACTTCCACTATACGAACCTTGAGGATATTCGGTTCGGTTCGGAGGTCGAGACCTTAGTGGCGAGGCTGAGATTTATCTCGACTCAGACTACTACGGTCAAGATTTTCCACGAGTTCCTGATGGATATGGTGGCTAATCTTTCGAAGGACTGCTCGTATGAGGTCAAATACTATCTTGACGGTGATCCTGTGTCCTACGGTCCCTATGAGAGACTAAAGGCTTACGGTGCATCGAATGGGAATACTGACCTGAGCATCACGAGGGACTTCTTCTATATCATTCAGAATGTTGTCCCGAATATAAACCACCTGTGGGAAGTCAAGATAATCACTCACAATATCACTTCGACAGAGATAGATGCCAACAATCTCCATGTCACTCTCGAAGGACAGAGGATGTATGCAGATAATCTCGCTGGCATCATGGAACTCGGAGACAATATCAACCTCATCGACATCGGAGGCTTTGCTCTCATCGGTATGGAGGATGAGGTCACATTCATCACCAATCCTGTTTATGATTACCTCCTCGCTGAGAACGGAGACAATCTCTGCACTGAGACAGGTGACAAGTTCATTCTTGATTAAAAGGAGACAAAGATATGGCAGACAAAAAAATATCAGAACTGACATCGGCTTCATCGGTCACGGGCAGTGCGGTGTTTCCTCTCGTTCAGTCAGGTGTCACCTACAAGGGAAGCGCTGACCAGATAGGCGAGCAGATAGCCACAAATCAGGACTTCTCAGGACTGAACACAACATCAAAGAAGGTGATAGGTGCTATCAATGAGGTCTTGTCAGGCTCAAACAAGCCTATCCTCACGGAGATCGACACGCCCGCCGCCACAATGTCATTCGCAGACGGTGGCGATAACATTCCTGTCAACAAGCTGTTGGTTGCGGTCACGGCACAACAGGCAGGCTCAGGTACGCCATCACCGAGCAATCCGAGAGCAATTAGTGGTTGGAGTTCTGCCAACATCTCCGTATCAGACGGAGTGACGCCAACCACAGTCACAATTCCTTTCGGTGATACATACTATGGCGGTTTGCTTGATGTCGTGAACGGCAAGTTGACGGTGACACATCAAATGGAGATTTTTAATGGTGATGTGTCTGAAGGCTGGACTTTAGCTTCAGATGGCACCGTCAACAGAAGATTTGTTTTGTATGGAATTTCGAGCATTAAATCGGGAACTTATAATCAGGCAATAACTAATTATCTTTCGTGGGTAACAGGTACATCTTTTGATTGGGGTACATTTACACTTGGAGAGTCAACCACTTATGGTTTTTATATTGTTGTTCACGATAAATCAAGCAATTTTGCAGATTTGGCAACATTCAAAACATATTTGTCAAACAACAATTTGCAATTATTGACACAAATGTCAACACCTATTGAAATCACCTTGACACCGACACAGATAGCAACACTCTCAGGCTTGAACAATATCTATGCTGATTGTGGTGATATTCAGTTGTTGGAGTATTTCAACGAGAACGCAGACGATTTGGCAAAGCTGATTAGGGCGATGACATAAGGAGGGCGGTATGAGAGACAAGATAAAGACCGTTCCATTCGGTTCAGTGAAGTTCCCTGAGCTGAAAGGTCACATGAAGATGACCTTGACCGACATCCACACAGGGAAGGAGAGAGTCTATGAAGCGGACAATGTCATCACCGATGCGGTGAAGGATATTTTCGCCAATAACTATCTTGGTATGGTGGACTATTCAAAGTTATGGGGAAGTGATGGTCTGTGGAAAACTTGGTTCGGAGGTATCATGTGCTATAACCAGCAACACTCCAATCTTGATACCGATGACTACTTCATGCCTGATGCCTCGGACAATGCGGTCATCGCTCATGCCGGACAGACGGCAGTCGATCCTGACCACGATGATGACCTCACCAGAGGCAATCCTGTGGCATCATCCTACGAAGAGGATGAGAATATGCACAAGGTGGTCTTTGAATGGGGACCGACACGAGGCAACGGCATCATCAGAGCCGTATCACTCACACACTCTGACACAGGCTCATACGGAAACGGAATGAGCAGTTATCACTTCAAGAACTCCTTTGTCCCTTTGGCAAGTATCAAGTCATCAGACCTAACGGATATAACCGTTCTGCCTTATGCGAGTGCAAAGAATAACCTCATCGCCATGTATGACGATAATCACGGTATAGGCTATGTCATCGGAGACGATGGCGAGTATGGAGCGACAGTTCTGAGTGATTCGATGTTCGAAACAGACAAGCTGACAATCTTCGTCAGAAGGCTTCCGTACCTCAAAGCTGGTCTCTTCGAGACACTGTCTGCAAGGACAAGCTACGAGAGGCGGTTCGTAGCCGAACTTCCGTTCAATCTGTACTCAATGCCTTCTTACTACTTCGATCCTGAGAACAAGTACCTGTGGATATTCAGCAATATCAACGGACTTGTAGATTGGGGAGGCTCAAATTGGAGCATCGTAGCCAATAATAACTACTCCAAGTCTCAGATGAAGTATGCGGTTATTGATTGCAGTGAGGACAGTGAAGGCTCTATCGTTGACTCAGGTGTACTCACAGGTGCAAATGATGACCTGTCTCCTTCGGGCATAGCCAAATACAGAGGAGCATCCTTCCAAAAGTTCATCGGTGATGATTTTCATGGCATAGCCGTTGATGATACCTATATCTATCTGCCGACATCGTCAGACACTCCTGACTATGGTGACTTCTCGCAGAGGCACAAGTGGAAGCACAACGGCTTCCGCATGATTAACAAGAGTACAGGAGTCGATGAGGGAGGTATCACCTTTGAAGAGGCAAAGGATAACTGTACTTCACCGATAGTCTGTGGAAATCTCCTCGTTGAGAATAACCGAGTCTGTAACGGCTCTGTTGGCTATACTTGCTCAGGCTTGTTCCCTGAGACATATAACGAACACGAGAAGGACTACATCGTCAGGGCATATCAGGAGATAAACAAGGCTTCAACAGTAGTGATCCCTGTCGTGCATTATCAGAACTACGACACTCCTCAATATCTCAGTACGACTTATCCGAGATTTGTCATCGCCAATAAGCTGGTCAATACTTCCAAGCTGAATGTCAATCCGGCAAAGGAGAAAAGTGCATCTGAAACGATGCGTATTGAATATACGATAACAGAGACAGGAGCGTGATTTTATGAATCAGACACTCGCTGGAATCATCACTGCACTTGTCTCAGGCTTGTGCGTAGCCATTCCGACAATAGTCGCAACAGTTACGAGCAACACGGCTCACGACAAGGTCATTGATGAACGAATGAAGTTTATGAGTGAGCAGATAAAAGACCTCTCAGCCAAAGTTGAGAAGCATAACGAGTTCAATGACCGACTCATCATAGTCGAGCAGTCGGTCAAGTCTGCTCACAAGAGGCTCGACATGATAGCGAAAGGAGAAGATAGAAATGAGTAACAAGGTATATGACACTCTGAAATGGATAGCCACAGTCGGACTTCCGGCACTCACGGCACTTTGGCTCACTGTCGGTCAGATTTGGCAGATTCCGTACACCGAGGCTATCGGTGCAACGATGGCAGCCATCACGACCTTTGCCTGTGCTTTGCTCGGCATCAGCTCCATCAGGTATCAGCTCAACAAGAAGGGCGGTGACTCGAATGGGTAGCATCAGAAGGACAAGAGTCATCGAACTCTGCAAGAAGTACGCTGACGAAGGCTATCACGAAGAAGGGAATAACAGAACCATCTTCGGAGCCTTGTGCGATTCCGTAGGATATTTCGCTCCTCAGTACAAGAACGGAGAACAGTGGTGTCATACCTTTGTCGATGCCATCTTCATGATGGCTTCCGACAGTGAGGATGACGAAAGCAAGAAGTATGATGCTCAGAACTATCTCGGTGAGCAGCCTTCCTATAACAATCTCTCGTGCGGTTGCACTTATGGTGCCGGATATTTTCGAGACATCGGTCACTTTTATGACATCACTGATGCCTATGTGGGCGATGTAATCTACTTCGGTGATCGTGGTCACGAGAGCCATGTCGGTCTCATCATCGACCTTGTATACGATAGCAACGGCAACATCACGACCATATACACTGTTGAAGGCAACAAGTCTGATGCGGTCAGATATGGCGAGTATTCCGTCAATAGCACATATATCTCAGGTGTAGGCAAGGCAACATTCTTTGACTACTACGATGACCTCGAAGAGCCTGTTCCCGATCCTGAGCCTGTCCCTGTTCCCACAGAGAAGGTCACACTGGAGCTGGATGTCCTGTCTCGTGGTTCAACAGGCGGTCAGGTCAATACTCTGAAAGCACTGCTCAATCAGTTCGGCTTCTCGGATGACCTTCCGCTCGATGGTGACTTCGACTATGACACGGAAGTGGCAGTCAATCACTACAAGGTGAACTACGGACTCAATCCTGACGGCATCGTTGACGAGGAGACATGGAAGCTCCTCCTGTTATAACCAAGACTACGGTCTTGCTTTTCCCTTTTGGCTCTGGCATCGGTTCCGGTGTCAGGGCTTTTAGGCTGAATCAGACTGCTGTACATATTAGAATCTCCAAAAGAAAAACCCTCTGACTTCGGTCGGAGGGCTTTTCTATTGGTGAATAATATCTGCTCGTATCGGTGTCCTGATTATAGCATTCCTGGTGCCAAAAATGGTGCCACTTTGTCCTTGAGCGGTGTACAAACCTGTTTACAAGGTATGAAAAGTCCATGAAAACAGGGATAATTGGGTACAGGTACACAGACAGGAACGAGTTCAAGTCCCGTATGCTCCACCATATATCATTGAGACTCACGGTTCTTTGGTGCCATTTTGGTGCCAAACGTGAGATCGATGATCTGAGCAGCTTCTGCCTGCTCACCTGTTAAGATGTGGCCATACGTGCCGAAAGAGTCGAACGAGACACTGTGGCCGACGATGTCCTTCACCATCTGCTCCGGCATGACGTTCTTCATCATGGAGACGAAAGTGTGTCTCAGACTGTACACGGTGCCTGGCAGATTCCTCTCGGCTTTCAGCTTCGCCCAGTGTTTTCTCATTCCGTTCTGCTTGCCCTGTGAGCCGTCAGGTGAGCAGAATATCCAGTCCGTGTGAAGATTGTATTCCTCGTTCCGTCTGATCGTCTGTCGGAGGATGCCCGATGCAAGCTCACCTATTGGTACTATTCGCTTGGCGTTCTTGTTCTTCAGATTGGTGATATGGCCTCTCGCATTGATACCGCGCTCGATGGAGACCGTGGCACCGTGGAGATCTGACACCTTGAGACCGAGGGCCTCCGACGGCCTCATGCCTGTCATCAAGAGGAAAGTGAAGAGGCTGTGATACCAGAGCTCCGACGGCTCCAGGAGCTTCTTGACATCCTCGGCCTGCAATATTTCCTTCTCCTGCTTGGAACGTCCCTTCGGGATGTATAACGTGCCTCTCGGCAGCTCGCACTGATAATCTTCATATCCGAACCTGATGATCGACATGATTATCGCTCGGAGGTTTTTGAGTGTCTTCTCGGAGAGTGGCCTGTTTTGCCCTCTGGCTTCGTTTATGAGGCTTTGCCAATCCCTGAGTGTCATTTTACATATCTTCTTATGACCGCACACAGGGACCACGTACAGGCGCGTATAGCACTCATACTGTTCATAGGATGGAGAATCTTCTCCACACCTTGCCTTCACGTCTTCGAGATATTCCTTCACGACCTGTTTGACGGTCTTCTCTCCGCTCGCTTCACCATAGTACCAGGCATCGTACTTCTTCTGGCACTCTTTCCGTCCCTTGATGCCGGGAATGGAAGAGGAGAAGCTGTACCGCTTCCCGTCCTTCCGTGCCTGGATCCGCCATCTTACACCGTCCCATCTTGGAGTATTCATGTGTTGTCTCCTCTCTGTGACTTTAAGAACTTGATGTAGTTCATGACCTGTTCCTGTTCCTTAGTATTGAGCTGCTCGTATTCAACGAGTATCTCAGGTAAATCTTCGCTGCCTTCTCCATCGTCATAGGTGTTGACACTGATCGTGAAGGGGAGAACTGCTTCCATAGGCACATCATATCCCATTAACCACGAGGGCAGGACATAGAGCGCACGAGCCATCGCATCAATGGCACTCTGCTTTGGTAAGATATCGCCTCGGAGGTACTTGGAAATGGAGCCCTTGTTGATTCCGCTCTTCTTTGCAAGGTCTGAGGCGGTCATATCCCTTTTAATTAATGCTTCTTTGAGTCTTTCTTTAATCTCTACCATATCCCGATTCCGTCCTTTCAGTTCGATTATATGACAAACGTATTACAATTTCAAATTTGAAACCAAAAAGGGTTGCAATTTTGAAACCTAAATGTACAATACAATCATAGTTTCAATTTTGAAACCGACACCGGAAAGGAGGTTTAAGATGACATATAAGACGGACAAGCTAAAGGCACGAATCATCGAGAAGTTTGGCGATCAGAAGACCTTCGCAGCAGCTTTGGGAATGAGCGAACCGATGCTCAGTCGCTTACTAAATGAAGGGAAGGACTGGAAAGGCTCGATGCTGATGAAAGCAATAGAACTTCTGGAGATTCCAGCCACACAGGTGGACTCATATTTTTTTGAGCCTACGGTTGCAAAAAAGCAACAGAAGGAGCCATCATGAACGGATCACTCTATCCCTCACTCTCACGATTTTTCAAGAATCAGACCGAACTGGCTCACGCAGGATGTATGTCCAGACGAAGACTCTATGACTGTCTCTACGGTAATAAGGAATTTACCAGGGCGGAAAAAAAAGCCATCGCAGGCAACATCGTGGCGAAGCTGCTGAACGCGAGACAGTACGATTATTCGGACATGGAAAACGCTCTTGACGCATGGTGTGGGAAGTTTGACGAGATCTATCGAAGAAAGGAAAAGCAAGATGGAAAAGTACAAAGCATTGAACAGCAGGAAGGTGTATCTGGTCTTTGAGTACGTAAGAGAAGGCTCGTGGGATATCCAGAACGCAGCCAAGCAGTATTTTAAGGCATCTATCAAAGACATCATGTTCGACATTGGCTACGTTTACAACGACGAACTCTACGTCGAGAACCCTCACAAGAAGGGTGCCAAGAAGGTTATTTATGCAGTTCAGAACAGGAGGCGCACATGAATCTACTCACCATTATCGGAATGATAGGCGCGGCTGCCGTCGGTTTCATCGCAGGCATGATCGTGGAGCTCTCCATTGACGCAGGCACGATCAGGGAACTCAGGGAACACAATCACAAGCTGAAGCTGGAGAACATTCAGCTCTGCGCAAGACCTGACGTGATCGAGATCATCGACAACACAGTAGCAAGAGACGTGGACTTCTCACAGAAGTGGTAATCAGAAAGGACGGAATAACATGGCAAGTATTTACGAATTAGGGCAGGGTTTCAAGATCCTCATTAACATGATCGAAAGTGAAACCATTGATGATGATGTCATCACGGACGCATGGGAAAATCAGACAATCGCTCTCGCTGAAAAGGGTGAGAATGTCGCCAAGTACATGAAGATCGTTGACGGTGAGATTGCTGTCATAGACGAGGAGATCAAGAGACTCCAGGCATTAAAGAAGACAAAGCAGAACGGCAAGGAGCGCATCAAGGCTCTCATGCAGAACGCTATGGAGACGGCAGGCGAGAAGAAGCTCGCGTGTGGCACGTTCACACTCTCCATCCAGGCTAACCCTCCGAAGGTCGTTCTCGATGTAACGGACATCAACGCTATTCCCAAAGAATATCTCACCATTCCTGAGCCGGAAGTCAACAAGGCAAAGCTCAAGGACTCCCTCAAGGCAGGCTATGAGTGCGAGTGGGCGCATCTGGAGAGCGGAACGTCTCTCCGCATCAGATGAGGTGCGCTGACTGTCGCTACTACGAGGCAAGCGACACTTCGATATTCGGAGGGTGGTGTCTCGCAGGAGCGCATCTGAGAGACAGGAAGATCACCACGTATGGCGTGGACAAGGATGACTACTGCAAAGACTGGGAGGCGAAAGATGAGCCCACGGAAGAGACATTATGAAGTTTACCTCGTAGGTCACGGCTCAGGCTGCTACGCAAAGAACTACAACAAGTTCCTGATGGGCGAGACCTGGGCGATCTCCAAGAAGCAGGCGGTCAATAACATCCGCTATCGGATCCACAGAGACGGACAGGAGCTTCCTGACGGTATCGGTGACTCCGAAGGTATGGGATGTGTGGTCTATGTCCTGGAAGCGGAAGAAGTATGAGACACACCAACAAACCGACAGGCGCACAGTGGAAACAATTATTCGAGATATTCAAGGAGGCTAATATGGCAATCCCCATTACAAAAGGTAAGGTCGAGACCGCTAAGAAGGTCGTGATCTACGGACCGGAAGGAATCGGCAAGTCAACTCTTGCAAGCAAGTTCCCGAACCCCGTATTCATCGACACGGAAGGCTCGACAAAGGAATTAGATGTCGCCAGATATCCTGCACCGATGAGCTGGAATGACATCATCACGCAGGTGGAAGACACGGCTGCTGAGGCTCCCTGCTCCACCATCATCATTGACACGGCTGACTGGGCAGAGCAGTTCTGCATCGAAGAGGTATGCCGTAAGAACAACGTGAAGGGCATTGAGAGCTTCGGCTACGGCAAAGGGTATGTCTATGTCACCGAAGAGTTCCAGGCTCTTCTCAAGGCCTGTGACAAGTGCATAGAGGCAGGCATCAACGTGGTATTCACTGCACACGCTCAGATGCGGAAGTTTGAGCAGCCGGATGAGATGGGAGCGTATGACAGGTGGGAAATGAAGCTCACAAAAAAGACCGCTTCACTCCTCAAGGAATGGGCTGACATGGTCCTCTTCTGCAACTACAAGACCGATGTCATCATGGATCAGGCAACGAAGAGCAAGAAGGCCACAGGCGGCAGGCGTGTGATGTACACGTCACATCATCCGTGCTGGGACGCTAAGAACAGATATTCGCTCCCTGAGCAGATGGATATGTCTTTTGACGGTCTTGCTCACTTGTTTACGAATACTAAACCGAAGGCAAAAGAGCCTGATTACCGTGTAAAGGTCAGGAACCTTATAGCAGACATGAGTCCTGAGCAGAAGCAGGAGATCATCAAGAAGTACGGACTGGGACCTCAATCAACTAATGAAGATTACAAAAATACATACACAGCCATGACAGGAGGTAACTAATTATGGCAGAAGAGATCAAGAACAACAACACAGCATCAGAGATGGATTGGGACAGCGGTATCGCTGCGAACGTATCGACAGACTCCAACCTTCCGCCCGTAGGCGAGTACGGCTTCAGAGTCATTGAGTTCAACAGAAAATTTTCTAAGGCCGGAAACAAGATGGCAGAGCTGAAGCTGGAGCTCGACGAGAGCGGTCAGTTCTGGAAGGTTTATGACTATCTCGTACTCACCGACAGGAACGCATGGAAGCTCGCCACGTTCTTTGAGGCGGTCAGCTTGAAGAAGAAGGGCGAGGCTCTTGAGCGTATGCCCTGGGACAAGGTACTCGGTGCCACAGGCCGTGTGAAGATCAAGCACGAGACCTTTGACGGCAAGGAGAGCTGCAAGGTGGACCGCTACATCATTTCCGAAGCTGCGAAGGCTCCCACAAAGCCTGCGTCTATCGCAGATATGCCCTCAGACAAACAGGATCTTCCGTTCGAGGTATAAGACATGGACAAGAACAGAGCATTATTGGATGCGCTTAATGCGCTTGATCCTTCAAGACTGACTTATCAGGAATGGATCGACGTTGGCATGGCCCTCAAGGCCGAGGGCCTGCCGTGCTCTGTCTGGGATGACTGGTCTAAGCGTGACACCAAGAGATATACGACAAAGGAACCGAACGACTGCTTCACGAAGTGGGACACCTTCAACGGATCCGGCAAGAATGGCGGAACCATAATCTTCCTTGCTGAGAAGTATGGGAACTATAAAAGAAGTCATGAGCTCGACTGGGACGATGGTCTCGAAGCTACTTATGACGAGGTTATCGCCATACAGGACAAGCCGGACGAAAAACCATACCAGATGGCCGTCAGATTCCTTGAAGCACTCTTTGAGCCTGATGATACTGTCAGCTTCGTGTGCGCTGCCAAGTGGGATGAGGAAAGGGAAAAGTGGAAACCTGCATCGGGCGGAACGGTAAGAAAATGCTCCGACATCATCAAGGACCTAAAAAAGCACAGAAGGCTTGATGCTGCGTTCGGAACGTATAACGAACAGGCAGGAGCGTGGATCCGGCTCAACCCGACAACAGGTCCCAACAATAAAGATGTTACCAAATATTCCTACGTTTTGGCAGAGTCCGACAATCTCACCATAGAAGAGCAGAAGAAGCTCCTGATCGGTTTCAAATTGCCGATAGCCACGCTCACGGAGTCAGGCGGTAAGTCAGTACACGCAGCGGTCAAGGTGGATGCCAGCAACGCTGCCGAGTACAAGCAGAGAGCGTTATTTCTCTTTGACTGGCTTGCAAAGCATCAGTTCATCGTTGATGAGAACAACAAGAACGAGGCAAGGCTCTCAAGGCTTGCAGGGGCTACACGCGGTGAGAACGTGCAGAAGCTCCTCGCAACGAACATCGGCTGCTCTTCCTGGCTTGAATGGAAAGATTACATCGAAGGTGTCGATGACGATCTTCCGCCCTGTGTTTCACTCACGGAACAGACCAAGAACCCTCCGACTCCGTCGCCTGAGCTGATATCAGGAGTGCTTCGTGAAGGATGCAAAATGATCATCACGGGAGAGTCGAAGGCAGGCAAGACCTGCCTGTCTCAGAACCTCGCAGTGTGCATCGCAGAAGGTCTTCCGTGGCTCGGCAAGTTCAAGTGCGAGCAGGGCAAAGTTCTCTACATCAACCTTGAAGTAGAAGAGGCTTCACTGTATCAGCGGTTCGGTGCCATGTATCGCGCTATGGATGTGAAGATGACTCTCAAGGGCGGTGACAATATCATCGCATGGAACCTCAGAGGACACGCTGCGCCCATGAAGGTGCTCGCTCCGAAGATCATCAGGAGATGCAGAGCGACAGGCCCGTACAAGGCAATTATTCTGGATCCGCTCTACAAGGTCCAGCAGGGCGACGAGAACAGCGCACAGGCCATCATCGAATTTACTAATGCTATTGATGACATAGCACATCAGACAGGTGCAGCAGTTATCTACGATCATCATCATCCGAAAGGTGCGACAGGTGACCGTAAGGCAATAGACCGTGGAGCCGGTTCTGGTGTCTTCTCACGTGATGCAGATGCGATCTGTGACTTATCATTCCTGTCTCCGAGCAAGGAACTCAAGGAACTCATAGGAGCGCAGATGGCAGATGGTGAGAAGCCTATGCAGATAGAACTCGTGCTCCGTGACTTCAAAGACGTGGATCCGATTCACCTTTGGTTCAAATTCCCTCTTCACTTCGTGGACAGTGCCGGACTCCTGGACGGAGCTCCTGTCGAGGGAAGCCGTGAGGACAATCTCAATCAGAGCTCAAAGAGAACAACAGAAAATGATCGGAGGGACACGTTGAGAAGATTGTTCAATGCCTGTGAAGAAGATGGTGTCGCAAGTGTGACAGAGATAATCGACTATGCAGACGGAACACCGTCAGCAGCAAGCATCAGAAGGTATATCAAGGAGTTTAGTGATGAATATGAAACAGTCAAAAAAGGCTTCATTCGCAGGCTCTAAAGTTTCAATCATAGGAAACGCGTTTTCCTTTGATTGCAGAAATAATCAAAGGGTGTTTTCTCCTATGATTGTGATCAATTTTTTTCAATCAAAGGCTTATATAAGTGAAGTGATTGAAAGGTGCAAACGGCTGGTGACAGATTTGATGTCAGTCGCTAAGGCGACGACTGACACAAATCGTCGTCACCTTAAAACCTTTGACTACGAATCGGTCATAGGAGAACACGCATATGATTTCAGCTAAACAGTACACCAACACTTATGAACGATATACCGAGATGCTCCTGAGAGATGCGGAGCGGATCGAGCGGTCTTCCGAGACCAGGAAGTATCTGATGAAGAGAAGTGCCGATGCTCCGCTCGAAGAACTTTTGCTCGAAGCTGTCGAGTGCATCTCAGAACTGACAGGCGATCTTATCCTTCCCAAACAGGTTAAAAGAAACTTAGAAAGGAGAAAACAATGAGTGGATTAGACTGGGATTCCCCGTTGTTCGGAGGAAATACCACAAACGAATATGCCGAGAGGCTTGCAAACGATCCTAAATGGCATGAAGTTAGTGCCTTTGTTAAGAACAGAGACAAGTGTTGTCAGATGTGCGGAGCGCAGGAAAATCTTAGAGCACATCACCTGGATTATAGTGATTTTTATAATCCCGATCACTTGATGACTTTGTGCGAAAAGTGTCATACGCAGGTCCATGAGATAACAAAAGTTTATAAAGACTTTCAGCAGAGCGGTGAATACAAAAAGGTCATAGATCACGTCAATGAGTATATCTCGGCTCACATCATAGATCCTTTTGTAATCGAACGCTGCGCAGAACTTTCACCTAATGGAGATTTGCATTTTTTCACAGGTCCGATGGATCAGAGGGTAAATATCAATGATTTTATCGACAAGCTCATTTCATTGGATCCATACAGATACGGCTTGCAGGTCGGAGAAGGCGGTTATGGTTTTAGGCCTTTTGGACTGAGCAGATTTACCCGTTATCAGAATATGCGACTCAGGAAGGAAGGCCGGAAATGAAGCTGCTAACTGAATTTGTGATAAAAGGATCTCCGTCAACACGCACAGCACAGCAGAAAGGCTGTCGTGTCGTGGCAGGACGCGTGGTCTTCTTTGAGAAGCCCGAAGTCCGCAAGGAGAACGAAGCACTGCACTGGAAGCTTTATCCCTTCGCTCCCGAAGAGCCCTATCACGGCAAGCTCTGTGTCCGGCTTCTGTGGGCGTTTGACAAAAAGTCGCTCGCTAAGACCGAGAACCGCACCTTCAACAACACGAGGCCTGATCTCGATAACCTGGCGAAAGGCACCATTGATGTCATGGCTAAGGCAGGACTGATAGCCGAAGACGCTGAGATCTCCAAGCTGGATCTGACGAAGGTGTGGTGCAGGGAATACAGCGGTCTCTTCATCCAGATATGGGAAATGGACGATGAAAAGGACTTCGAGACTTATTTCTTAGGATGGAGGGACAGGGTGACATGAACTTATCAACGAGACAATGGGAAGCTCACATCTGGCTGTCGCGGATGTGGGGAAAGGACAACGACATTGAGTCCTATGAGAAGAGAAAAGACGAGATCATATCCCAGCTCTCAGGGATCGGGAAGTATGACTCGGACTTCGTTCCGGCTCAGACAGGCGAGAACTCCGTGGAGACCAAGAACATCGAATACAGCCTTCTCTGCGAGAAGATCGACAAGCTCATCAAGGAGATAGCTGCCGAGAACGTCAAGACGATGGAAGTCATCGACAAGGTCACTGACGAGCTCATGCACAGGATGATCTATGACCGATACATCAACAGGCTGTCATGGTCACAGATCGGAGCAAAGTACAACTACGCACAGAGACAGCCGTACAGATATATGCACAAGTGCCTTGACGAGATCAGGCAGTACATACCCGAAGAGGAGATCAAGGAGGTAGTTTATGGAGAACTTTGCGGAGAAGCTGGGTAAGCTCCTGGGAAGGCTGATCGCTGTCCTGGTGAGCCGTGGCGTTATCTCTGAGCGTGACAGATTGTACATCATGGACGAGATGGACTATGACGAATGGACAGGTGATGAAGATGAGTAAGAATCTGAGACAGTGCAATCCGCTCATGACCAATGTCCGTGACAGCGTTCACCGTGCGTACAATCTCGGCTACGAGCAGGCGAAAAAGGACTACAAGAGACTTGATGGAAAGTGGACAAGAGAAGCATTAGGTGTGAAGGGTGTCTGGTATAAGTGCGGAAATTGCCAGAAGTACGCAATAGCAGACTATGCCTTCTGTCCTCAGTGCGGATCCGATATGCGAGGTCTTGACGATGAAGGATAAGAAGGAGCTCTACACGGTTCTCCTGGCATACCTCGGAATCGTTCTCATCGTTCTGCTCATCGCAGACCACGCAGAGAAGCTGACTCGTGAGCGGAAGGAGTATCAGGAGACCATCACGAACCTCAAAGCCGAGATAGTGGTCTTGAAGATCACTCCGACACCTACTCCGACCAGCACACCGACACCTACTCCGACAGTGACTCCCACACCGACACCTAAGCCGACACCGATAGCAGTTCTCTCAAATCAGGAATGGTATGACGAGAATGTCGCTCGTGGGAATGTAACTCCGGCATGGAGCGAAGGACAGATAACGAAGGAGAGAGGCGGCTGCATGGGACCGAGCGGAAGGGAGACCTACTACAATCTCAAGATGGACTTGTGTGTACAGTACATGAGAGACCTCGGCTATGACGAGCTGGAGTATCCGTACTGGATCAGAGACGATGGAGCGAAGATGCTCGGCTTGTATGTGATGTGTGCAGCGAATTGGAAAACGAGACCGAAGGGAACAGTGATACCGACATCGCTCGGAGATGCGATAGTCGTTGACACAGGAGCCTTCGTGGTCGATTACCCGAATGGGGTTGACCTTGCCGTTGATTGGTAAAGGAGGAAAGAATGGCGAGAATAATTAGCGAAATGTTCTTAGAACACATCTGCCCTTACAGATGTAGCAGATACAAAGAAGATAGCCACATCGAAATGGAAACTTATTGTGCTTTGCCTCCTCAGAATTTCGGAAACGAACCTGAGTGCAAATATCAATGCACAATCGAACTTGGAGGAAAAGACAATGGAAACTAATTCTTATATTTGTGGTGATACGCTCATCAGGAGTGTTCCTGTTCCTGATAGCAATTATAAGAAAGCCGAAGTGGTTATCACCAAAGAGGAATTTATCGCCTGTTATAACGCTTGGATAAAGGAGGCAGACAATGAGACTGATTGACGCAGACAAAATAATCAAATGGGCAGACGATAGTGTGGCACAGTACGGTGGTACATATTCAACCGATATGCTAAATATGTTCGGCTTGTTTAAGCACATAATCGACAATGCCCCGACAGTTGAACCTACATTTGGAGTTTTCAAGTCAATTTGTTGTGAGGATTGCGACAAGAACGCAAGACCGCAAGGTGAGTGGATATTTGAAAGAATGAAAGGCAGAACTTATAGTGATTTTGTGTTTTGTTCGGAATGTCAAAAACCAAATGGGTTTTATGAAACTAACTTCTGCCCGAATTGCGGAGCTGAGATGAAACGCAAGCCGAGAGACTGCGAACACTGCAAGCACTATGTTGAGAGAGACGGCTCTCAGGGTTGTGAGTCGTGGGACTGCCACTTCGAGGACAGGGAAGATGGATGAGTTCTTAGCCGAGGCGATAGCCTTCGCCATCTTGATGCTATTGCTCTGCATCGTGGTTTCATTCTTTTTGAAGGGAGAGTTCTTATGAGCAGTTACAGATATGGAAAGCCGGAAGTAAAGTTTTGGCTCGCCCAGCACCTGAGCAACGGAGCTGAGGTCTTGGATGTGGGAGCCTGTGACGGAGTATGGTTTAACATCCTATCCGAGTGGTACACGATGGATGCGGTGGAGATATGGGAGCCGAACATCGAGAAGTACAAGCTGGATCAGAAGTACAGGATCGTCTTTAACTGTCTTGTTCAGAACTTCTACTACACTCACTATGACCTTGTCATCTTCGGGGATGTGATAGAACACATGACAGTCGAGGATGCTCAGAAGGTCTTGGCTTATGCGAAGGAACACTCCGACATCGTGATCGTAGCAGTTCCGTATCAGTTCAAACAGGATGCCATCTATGGCAATCCATACGAGAGGCACATACAGGATGACCTGACTCACCAGCTATTCATGGAGCGTTATCCTGACTTCTCACCGATCATCCTATATCCAAACTACGGATATTATGTGTGGCGGAAGTAAAGAGTCAACAGAAGTCAATTGAAGTCAATCCGATAATACATTATCTTGTATGTAGGAAATTAGCGTGAATCGTTTAACGAATCACCACAAGCCACGCTTGATTTCATCCTTCGTCAAAGGTAAAGCCTATCGGGAGACGGTAGGCTTTTCTTTTGGAGGAATGTATGAGAACACCAGAGGCTATCAGGTTTTATAACTCGGATGCTTGGCACCAATGCAAGGAGCAATACTTGAAGAGTGTCAATCATCTCTGCGAGCGGTGTCTCGCTAAGGGATTGTATGAACCGGCTAAGATAGTTCACCACAAGATACATCTCTCGGAGGAGAACTTCGGTGATCCTGAGATCATGACAGGCTTCGATAACCTCGAAGCGTTATGTCTTGCCTGTCACAACGAGGAACACTTCGGCAAAAAACGAGAACGGAGATGGAGATTTGTTGATGGAGAACTCCTCACGAGGGAATCCCC